TACGCACAAGAGATCGTTCTAGAGATAGAACCAAGACTAGCTCCGATGATGGAGCGGTCTTTCCCTTGGTTGACGGTTCATCCTCTGACAGATTTAAGACATGGAGACTGGGCAAAAGGATTTGATGCTAAAATCTTGATGGGAGACCTGGTTGCAAGGTTTTTAAGAAGTACAGACAAGTTCAGGCCATTAGCCTATATCATTCCGAATCTTGAATTAGTCAAAAAATGGTCGCAATGGCTTGAAGATAAACCAAAGACAGGCTTTACATTTGCCGGACGACAGGGGTATATAGACCCTTATGAACTACCGGAAGAAGGGATTAACCTTCAATACGGTGAATGGGAGCCACGAAATACGTGGATTACTCCTGATATCGACTTAAAGGAAGACCTTGAAGACGTTATTGCATTAACAAGTTGTTTGGACAAGCTAATAAGCGCAGCGAACACCAATGTTCACATCGCAGGGGCTTTAGGAATACCGTGTGACGTTATTCTGACTCCAGGCGAAGGGACAGTTAATAATGCTGTGAATTACAGGTTCGGCATGGGAACAAAGATGTACTGGCATGACTCTATAACGATATATCGGAACTTTAAGAATTGGAAAGCACGAAAATGAACAATGGACAGGTACATCAAAATCTCAAAGGATTTTTATCTGGATACTGTCAAGCTGCGTCAGTATCAGGATTGTCCGTATTCCTACCGATGGAATCTTAATAATGCTTGTCACAGATACCTACAGGTCATTGCTTCAGAAAAAGCACCAGTCAAACGAAGAGTGGGGGACGACCTCGCATCGTTACGGTGATTTAATCTCACAAATAATTTACAAGTACCAAATCAAGGACTTGTTGGATTACGGTTGTGGTAAAGGGACTTTAAAGGCATCTGTTAACGTCAATTCTGAGATAAAATACAAGGAATACGATCCTGGGATAAAAGGCAAGGACAAGATTCCAAAGCCTGCTCAGATGGTCGTTTGTACTGATGTTTTAGAGCACGTTGAGCCGAATTGTCTAAAATCCGTACTAGACGACCTCCAACGAGTCACAAAGGTTGTTGGGTTCTTTGATATCTGCACGGTAACAGCACTCCATACTCTTCCTGATGGTAGAAATGCTCATTTGATTGTAAAAAATATTGAATGGTGGTTGCCGATGATTCTTGCAAGGTTTAATTTGAAGATGCTTCAAGATACTGGAACAGGCTTTTTTATGATTCTTGAGAAGAAATGAGCATTGCAGATGTTATAAAACAGCGTGAACAGTATAAGAAGTTTCACAAACTCTACTACTATAGTCCCTACGGTTTTCAGAGGGCTTTTCATGCTGCGCGAGATGGTGGAACTTACGAAGCAAATGATTATATTCATACTGAAACAACAGATGTCGTCGCCATCCAAAGAGCACTAATTTCTGCGAATCAGGTTGGTAAGACATTTTCTGCTGCGATGGAAACCTCCATGCACCTTACCGGGGAATATCCTGAATGGTGGGATGGAATCAGGTTCTTAAGTCCAGTTAGGTGGTTGGTAGTAGGAAAGACCAACGATACTACGCGAGATGTCTGTCAAAAGGAGTTATTTGGAGACCCTAAAATTCCATCAGAGTTGGGATCTGGGGCGGTTCCAAAACACTTAATCGTAGACACTAAAAGAAAGCCCGGAGTACCGGATGCGTTTATGTCTGCCACTGTGAAGCATAAGTCTGGTGGCATTTCGACCGTTCAATTCATGGCATCAGAGCAAGGCCCGGATGCCTTTATGGGTAGGACTTACGATGGCGCATGGCCGGATGAAGAGCCTCACAAAGACGTATGGGCGCAGATATTGCGATGTTTCTTCTCCAGGAAGTTCTATACGATTATCATGACTTTTACCCCAGAAATGGGTATGACTCAAGTTGTTGATGGTTTTTTGAATAACCTTCAGAAAGGCCAAGCAGTTGTAAGGGCGACCTGGGATGATGCCCCTCATATGACTGATGAGAAGAAAGAGACCTTTCTTTCCCAGTTAATGCCTCACGAACGAGACATGAGAAGCAGAGGAATTCCATTAATGGGTTCTGGTCTGGTCTTTCCTATTAGTGAAGATGACATTGTAATAGAGCCGATTCAGATTCCAAAGTATTGGAGGCGAATCTGTGGAATAGACTTTGGTATAGACCATCCATTTGGAGCCGCGTGGATAGCACACGACTCCGAGAACGATGTGGTACATATCTATGCTGACTACGCTCAACGTGGTACTACCCCGCCAGTACATGCTTCTGCGGTTAAGTCTCACGGAGAGTGGATACCGATTGCGTGGCCGCATGACGGTTTAGCCAAGGATAAAGGCTCGGGAGTGCCTTTGGCTGATTTATATCGAAAGGAGAATTTACATCTTCTAACCGAGAAGTTCTCTAATCCTCCAGGTCCAAACCAGAAAGAAGGACAAGGCGGCCAGGGGGTTGAGGTGGGAATTATAGAAATGTGGCAGAGGATGGAAACCGGACGACTAAAAGTCCATAGCACCTGTCAGAATTGGTTGTCAGAATTCCGTCAGTATCATCGTAAGGACGGACAGATAGTTAAGTTGAAAGATGATTGTATCGCAGCAAGCCGGTATGCAATTATGAGTTTAAGGTTTGCTCACACACAGCCTGTAATGCGGCATAATGTTGTACAACTACGCGGAGCATCAAATTGGTAGATACAGCAAAAGAAACCGTTAAAAAACGGATTACCAGAAAAGATTGGAACTCCGTTGAAGAATTCATCCAAGATGAGCTTAAAACCCGAGAAGGGTCTGATGCGCGTAAGCGCCAAAGCAGAATCTGGAAAGAAGTTGACCGTCAGGTTCATATGGAAGGTCTTTCTCGGTCTTCACGGGATAAAAACGCTGATGGCGACTGGAGGAACTCTTTAGAGCTTGGTGAGCTTTCCAGGGCATCTGAGGTTATTGCGGCAGACGTTCGCAGGTTGACTTTCCCGTCTACGAGATCTTGGTTTGACCCTCATACTGAAATCCCTCCTATGGATGACGGGCGTATAAATGTAGATGTCCAATCACGGGTAGATGGGAGGCAGAGAGCCTTTCTAACACAGCAGCAGATGGATTTCGGGTTTAAGTCAAGGGTAGACCTTTCTGTTAAAGAAGCCCTCCACCACGGGTCATATGTGGCTACGGTTGAGTGGGAATCTGCTATTCAGGTAATAGACGGTAAAGGCATAGATACTATTAAAGCCCCAGTATGGCGACCGCATTCGATGTGGAATTGCTATCCTGACCCCTCTATTGGAGGAAATAATACCTTCTATCAGGGGTCGATGATTATCAAAGCCTTCAAACCTGCTTACCAGGTCAGAAGGATGAAATCTCCTGATTCAAGTTATCCATTCTTCAATCTTAATAAAATAGAGAAAAGAACCAACCACAGGGAGCAGGCTGACGATACCGACGATATTGAACTGATTTACTTTTATGGTGATTTAATAATCCCAAGACAAAGTGGGAGAGACATTCTTCTTCTCAATTCACGGGCTATCTTGGCAAACGGACGAATTATCCACTATATGCCAAATCCATTTCCCTATCCGAATGTTATCTATAACGGGTGGGAGAGACTAGACGTAAGAGATCCGTATTATGTCTCACCATTGGTTAAGTTCTCTGTAGACCAGAAGATAGGCTCTCAGCTTGCCAATCGGTTATTGGATAACGTCGATTTAAAGGTCGAACCACCAATTATCTACGATGGCAATGACCCTGACTTTATCTTAAACGGTGGCCCGAATATCTCACCAGGATCTAAAACACCTACCAAGGGCAGTGCGAGTTATACCGTGGTCGATGTAGGAGACCCTAACGTAGCTCTCTCTGGATTGCAGTGGATTATCGGCCAGATTGAAGCAGGAACGAAGGTAGACCGTGTTAGGAGTGGCGTAAGCCCAGGTACAGAGCAAACAGCTACCGAGGTTGTTAAGCAGGCTCAGAATGCCGAACTGTCAACCATAGACTTCGTAGACAAGCATGAATCTCATGGGTTAAGACCGTTTCTGTATATGGCAGACCATCTTAATCGTGGAGGGCTTACCAGTTACAAGTTCTACAACCAAGAACTGGATGCCCCTGATTTTGAGATAATGAAACGCTCAGAGCTTCCAAATAACGTCCATTATGAAATTGTAGGCTCTAAAGGTCTTTTAGGTGAAGAACAGCGTCAAGCAGCCACATCTCAAGTAACAAGTTTCTGGATGGGAGCTAATCCTACTTTGTTAAAACAAGATGAATTGGCAAAAGAGATGTTTAGAGACGCCGGGAACAAGAATCCTGAAAAGTTCCTGAATGTAGGCGAAGAGGCTGATGCGCTTAAGGCACAGTTTGAGCAAGCCATGCAGCAGATTCAGCAGGAAGCCCAGCAAGCCCAGCAGGATGCTGCCGAGGCTATCCAGGAGCTTAATTCAAAGGTAGAAGACCAGGAGTTCAAGATTGAGCAACTCAATCTCGACAAAGACCAGAAAGACATAGAGAAAGCCGGAAAAGATGTCAGGATTCAGTCGCTGGTTGAGCAGATTAAGTTGATGAAGGCAGAGCAGGCTCTTGAAGATACTGCTTCTGAAGAAGTACTGAATGTGCGAACTGCTGTTGAGGACATCCTCAAGCAAGTTCAGCAACCGAAGAAAATCATCTATGATGGAAACGGCAAGCCAATAGGCGTGGAGACTGTTCAATGACCACAGCAATAAAGGAAAAGGAAAAGTACGAAAAGGCATGGGAGCACGACGATTACCGAAATTACTCCCCTGGAGAGATGGTTGCTCTCCAATACGTTCTCAAGTGCAGACCCAAGCATGGCCGATTGATTGACTTCGGCACAGGAACGGGAAGGGGCGCGTTTGTTCTGCATAACCTTGGTTTTGACGTGACCATGATAGATATTGCCGATAATTGTTTGGATGAAGAAGTCCGTGAAGAGATTGGTGGGAACTTAGTAATTGGTAATCTGTGGGACAAACTAGACCTCCCGCAAGCCCCAGAGGGGTATTGTACTGACGTAATGGAGCACATTCCGACTGAGCATGTCGAGGAGGTGATTCAGAACATCATGGGGTTGTGTGATAGAGCTTTCTTCCAGATATGTCTAAAGGAAGACCATTTTGGACAAGTCCTTGATGAGCATCTTCATCTAACGGTTAAGCCGTTTGTCTGGTGGAGAGACCTTCTTAAGAAGTATGGTGAAGTCACAGACGCAAGAGACTTGCTAAACAATGGGTGGTTCTATGTCTCAAATTGAATTCGCCAAAGATAAAGACGGGAATGTGATTCAGACAACTCTGGATAAGATTACGTTTGCAACGAACACTGAAGACGATATGCGATTGGAGCATATTAAGTCTTCTATTCGCAGGCAACTTCCTCAAGCACATCCTCATGAAGAACAAGATCAGATAATCGCTATTGTCTGTGGCGGGCCATCTCTTAAAGAAACCTTTGATGACCTGAAAGAAAAGTATGACAACGGCATGAAGGTTGTCAGCCTTAACGGTACTCACGACTGGTTAATGGAAAGAGGTATTAGACCTTCTGTTCATATTCAGCTGGATGCAAGGCAGTTCAATTCAAGATTTGTTAAGAATTGGCACAAAGATACAAAATATTACATTGCAGCACAAAGCCATCCTGATGTGTTTGATGCGCTTGATGGGGCAAATACAACTTTGTTTCACTGTTACACGAACAAGAAAGAACTGAAGTTAACAAGCGAATATTATATGGGGCATTTTGTTCCTATCATGGGCGGAACAACGGTAACGCTCAGGGCTATTCCATTAATGAAGATGCTCGGGTTTAGGAAGATGGAAATATTCGGATTTGACAGTTGCTGTATTGGTGATGAGCATCATTCGTACATTCAGGAAGAGAATAACATTGGCACTTCTACTACTATTGAATTGGATGGTGAAGAGTTCTTCTGTTATGGCTGGATGTACAAGCAGGCAACAGATTTTATAGAGATGGTAAGCAAGATTGGGGATGAGTTTGAATTGCTCGTTCACGGTAATGGGCTTATTGCCCATATTTTAAAAACTGGCGCAGCGCGTCTAGAGGAGAAGTAACATGGCAGCACAAGCGTGGAAGGTTTATGACGAAGCTAAAGACGCTATCGGTAGCGCAGGTCTTGACTTGAGTTCACAGGGGCTATGGCAGATAGCTCTGTTTAAGTCCACATCAAATGTAGCAACAGAAACACTGTCACTATATTCAGAATTGATTTCTGAAGTAGACAACGGTAATGGCTACCTCACGAAGGGTAGTACCCTGGCGGGTATTACATGGTTGACCGGTGCAAGTGCTGGTGAAATGCGGTTTGATTGTACAGACCCTTACTGGTCATGTGATACGGCAAATATTACCTCGATTAAGTTTGCTGTTATCTATGCGTCTACATCTGCCGGTGGTGGCCCTCTGCTTTGTTATTCATCGTTGAGTTCTTCTGTGTTTGTTGTAACCCCGACAAACAGGTTGACGCTGAACATCTCTGCTAATGGCGTCCTTGAACTGAACTAATGGACTGATTACTGTTCATGACAGTTTTGTAGGTGGTGCAGTCACGCCGAATGGTGGCGACATTGTTATTGCCTACCATGCTTCTGGTATATTTTCTCTTTAAAGAGGTGAGTGATGGCTTTTGATGTAAATGATCCAGCGGATCTACTTGAACTAAAGACTGAAATAGAAACAGATCCTACCGGTCTTGGGTATTCAGATGAGAATACCAGTGATGATCTTGCTTTAATTAACGATACACAGCTAACCATTACGGTCAGTAAACCAAAAATAAGTTCTGCGATTGTTCGGTCAGAAACTACATTTGATGCTTATAACAATCTATCTATTGATGAACAGGAATGGTTGCGATGGATGACAGGATCAAACGGTTTTGAAGAAGAAAATCTAACCGTAACCCCTGATCTTAGAACCCAACTAACAGGACCTGGCACTGCGAGTATTTGGGCGGTAGCTGACAGGGATGAAATGAATACAGTAATGCTTTCCCTGATTGATGTTGATGGTAGTCGGGCAGAGGAATTATTTGGATATGGGACAAGTATTTCTATTAATGACTGGATAGCAGCGAGGAACTCATGAAATGGCTATTTCAACCGATGCCGTTGTCCTTTTCTGGGGAACACCAGACGTACTTGGCAATACTACAAGCGCCGTTACAAACACCTCATTTTCAGATGGTACAAACGATTTAGACCAGTGGACAAACGCAGATGATGCGCCACTAGCAATCTTTGCATTGGAGTTTACAACAGCAACAAC